AGAGGAGAGAAGCCTCATCAGCACTAGTTGAGATTACATCTGCATTTGTAGCAGTTACATCAGCGTTTGTAGCAGTTACATCATTACCAGTAGCAACTCGATCTAAAGCTGTTTGGACTTCAGCTTGGGTAGCTAATACTTGGGATGCCTCTGCTTCCTGTGCAGAAACTTTAGCTTCGGAAGCAGATGTTGAAGCTACTCCGTAGGATCCCACGGAGTCGTTAATAAACGAGCCACCTTCAGATGGCTTATTGACTAGACCTAACTGTTCCGAGCCATTACTAAAAGGTATTTCTCGTGAACCTGTTGTTGGTGTTTCATATTCAATAGCCATTGGCTAACTCCTTAAATTATGGGTTGTAAAATATAAATTTATTAAGATCTTCAGACAGGAAGGTTTTCTGGACTAAACCATGTGGGCAGTAGTGATCAGTGACTACCGTGAGGGTGTCATACCTGATCTTATCCCACTTAACTTTAAGTGCTAGGTGCATTTTACCTGCTTTCCTATCCATATCAAAGCTCTTGTAACCGTCTAAGGTTTTCCAAGATAGTGGTGTTTCCCTTCCATCTAAACCACCATAAACCGATAGAGTCCTGAAAGTACACTCACCCTCAACGTAGAGGGCTGTCACATACAGGTCATTGTGCTTGGGTGCTATGTTTACCCTAGTGACACTGTGGTATGGCGGCTTGTTCATTAAGCCCTGCATAGTGAAATACACACTAACAGCTAGTGTAAACATCACAAAAAACTCTATAAAGTATCTCTTTATAGTCTTCTTTTTAACTATCAAGCCCACCTCCAATGACCCAAGCAACTACAGCAGCGATAATAACTGATGCCACAGCCTTGAATACCCATCCTCTAGTTTCAACAATACCGTCAACAGTGGTTGTCACTGCAACGGTACTGCCTTTTAAAGTAAGTAGATCTTTTTCTACTGTTCTAAACTCATCGTTTAGCTCATCAAGCTCAGCATGGAGTTGCCGAACCTTTCCCTCTAACTGGTCTACTTGGTAGACTATCTTATCTGACATAATTTATATCCTTATAAAAGTGCTGGAATTAAGTTAGTGTTTGATTCAATGCCAGTGAGTTTGTCCAGCTTAGCTTCTTGGGCGGCTGTTAGACCAGCTCCTTCAGGAAGCACAGCTTGTACAGGCGTTTCCATATTTGTTTGCCTGTGCCACCTACCAACTGTTTCAGCCATAGGGGTATCACCTTCTTGCGTATAAACATAGCCGCTGATAATCGTCACTCCATCAGCTTCTTTAGGCCTAATTCGCCAGCCTCGTTGTAAGAACAGGTACAACGCAATCGGGGATACTCCACCAAGCTGCGTCATACCAACCCCATACTTGAGGTTATCATCGAGAACTGACCAATCAACCATCGCTGTCCATATCTCTCGGCCTGAAACATTAAATGAATCAAGCTGAATAATCCTTTCAGTTGGATTAAATTGAATAGCCATAGTTCCTCCTTACAAGTAGGCTCGGTCTGTTTCTGCAACGAGTCCGATAGTGATTACTTTAGACTGCGTTAACGTTCCGACTGCCACGGCAAACTTGGAGAAGCCCGGAGCAATGCCAATTAGTGTCACGGCTTTATCTGTACCAGCAGCTGCGGCAACTGAATCATTGTCATAGTCAAACGTAAATGGAATTTCAAAGGCATCAATAACACCAGTAATAGGGTTTCCAGAAGCGTCATTAACAGTGACCACTCCGTTACCATCCTCTGCATAATCGTTGTCAGCCCCATCAGGGGAAGTATACATCAAACGGTAACTAGAACCTAGCTGAACCATAACTGGGTTAAACGATAATTTACCAGCGGCTTCAAACGGGTTAGCTCGTGCAGTGCCACCTGTGTCAGAAAATGTTACGCGGTTAGAATCAGCAGCAGCAACGTTATCGATGAAAACACCTGTGGATGTATTTAGTGTCTCGCCAACAAATGCGCAAAGCACGTTAGCTGTTTGCCCAATTACACTACCTGAACCGCTGTCAATGTCATTCGATTGACGCAACAAATACTGGCACTTTGTATAAACTTTCTCAAGAGGCGCTCCATTTCCGTCAATGATAATATTGTAGTTAAAGTTACTCCCACCTATTAATCGACTTTGGTTGGTATCAAAATACTCAACTGTGATGCCATCATAAGGGGTACTACTCATCTCTGAATCTGCGTCAGATATTTTTAAATCATTCTCGTTAGATAGAAGCAAGTTAACAATAAACGCGCCAGTAGCTGTCTTACCAGTATCTGCCAAAACACTGTCTTTGAATTTCTTTCCTTGTTCACGAACGAATCCTTTGAAGAATGTCCGCTTATCGAAGTTACCGTTGGAACTGTCGCCAAAAACTTGAATACCTTCGTTAGCTTGATCTGTAAAGGTAAAGTTTGTAGGTGCATCGTTTGGGTCACGTTGGAAATACAATTGAGAACCCAAACTAACAGAACCAAGGCCACCCATACCTGCGTATTGACGCGTTAATCCACCTGTGTTGTCGTACTCGTTCCAACCACCATCGCGCAACATCTGCCGAGTAGTATCGTTCTTTGGTTTCCATCCGTTGTTATTACCACCAGCATCAACACCGAAGTAAAACTGTCCAGAAAGAGCGTCCAAGGCGTTCATGGGGAACGGGCTGTCTTGGTATGACAGTGTCGCCCACAAGTCAACAAACTTACCGTATAGAGCTTGTATAGTTACTCCGTCTTTAGCGATTAGGCTACCTGCACCATCAACAAATTCAAAGGTTCTAGCAGCTTCGTCAATCAGCAGGTTAGTACCAACAACTAGTTCTGATCTAGCTTTTAAAGTAGCCATATTAAATTTCCTTAGTTAAAATAATGTAATTTCTATTAGAGTAGCGCGTTAAACCTCCACTCACTTGTTGTACTTTTTCAGAGCCAAAAGTAAAACCGTTTGGCAGCTTTAAGTCTTCAATAGTTTCAAACTGTAGTCCTATAAACTTACCGTCTGTTGTTTCAATAATTTGTTTCATTAGCTGTATGCCCTGTCTATTAATAGTTGAACTGGAAGAGTTTGGTTTTCTCCTGCGAGGTAATAGTTATATGCAAATTTGGGAGTGTATCCTTGGAGAACAACGCCAATATCTACGTACTGTGAACCCACGTAAACCCACTGAAAGTCAGTGCCAGATTGAGCGTCAACACTTGCAATAACTGTGTTAGTACCAGCCGCCAGAATAAATACATCAGCGCCTGTTTGGTTCACCTGAACAGTAAGTGTCTTATCTGGTAGCGTAGTCCCAGAGGAATCTGTAAGCGCCCCCGTGGCCTTTGCTCCATTAAGCAGGGTTATGTTTGAGGTGGTTGTTATAGCACCAGTGTATGTACAGCCGTTCAAGGTTAACGACCAACTGCCAATATTAACAAAGTCAATGACAAAGACGTCATCATCGGCTGTACTATTCACAGACTGCGCTAATTCATGGTGATAATAATCAAAGAGTGTTTGTGCGTCTGTATCCCCAGTAATTACGATAGATTTATTGGTAAAATCTAAAGTTATTCCAAGGATTGCTGATGCCTGCGCTTTAGTGGATACAAGCCTAACGTTGTCACTCGCTCCTAAAAGCTCGGTAGAACGTGAGCTATAAGATAAGTTGGTTTTTGCAATCGGGATTATGCCATATTTCTTAATATAAAGAGAAAATGGTTCATAAGACACTGCTTCTGATGTGTCTATGGCAATCTTTGTCCAGTCGTTAGTGATAACAAGACCTTTTTCATTGGTGCCTATTGAAGTTGAGATTATAGTGCCATCTGAATTTGATGTTAAGGTTTTTGTTTTAATAGGTGAATATGGACTTGCATTTTTACCAGTAGTCCAACCAGCATCACCATTTACATCTACTAGTGCAATCAGCGCATTTTCGACAGGTATACCCGTGGAGTCTTGAATTTTAATGTCTACAGAATAACCTTCATACATTATTCCTGTTCCATCATTGTTATGCCATTTAAAAGCTTTGTCGTACCCATCAGGGAAACTTGTATTCCAGAAATAAGCTTCTTCATAAAATTGATAAAGAAATACAGGCGTATTAAACAAAGGATCGTTGGGCGCATCCCCAAAGTACGCTAGATCAAAAACATCTCCGCCCTGCAGATCATTTTGGTCACTCCTTGGGCTTAGTATTCCTGAGAATACTTTATGTCCAAAACTGTTGATAGGTTGTTCGAGTGTCATTAAGCCAGAACGTTCTCCGAAAAAGTTACAATTCTTTGTATCGGTGTTACTATCTTCCAACAAAACCATATCTCTAAAAGTACAGTCATAAGCAGTAAATTCGTCAGGGTTTACTGTTTGGTTAATTCGTGAGAGTTTGTTAGACCCATAAGCAGTACCTTGCATTTTATTGATAATATCCAAACCGTAAAAACGTGTAGTGCCTTCCAGTGCCACCTCAACATAAGCGTTGGTACTACCTTCGCTCAAGGTGTTACCGTGGTTGCATAGAGTTATGGTACCGCCTTGTTGTCCCTTGCCGTCAATTGACATACCAAACTGTATAAATCCGCCGGCCTTTGATTTTAAGCGTTTCTTGTCCGTATTAAATATTAAACTATTTTTCACACCACCGAACACGCCTCCAGTTTTAACTTCAATACTGCCAACTTCCACCGCCACGACCTTGCCTCTTGGGTCACCGATATAAACCGCCTCTATACCATTGTTTTCGGGAACATCCGTCAGATCAGTTACATCGTAGCTAATCGTGAAGGCTGTTGTATTGTCGGGCTGAGTCTCCCAGTCTTCATATACTGTAATAGTGCTGGCTGTTGAACTTTGAACACAGCGGCTTTGGCCTTCACCCGCACCACCTGTAATTAAGATAATCCTTGAATCCCATGATGTACTAAAACCTGAGCCTGTCAGCGTATTTACTGAACCTCCTGACGCAAAACCAGTGGCAAAGCCAGAATCGATCTCGATGTCGCCACCATTTATAGTTATACTCATTTATGCCTCCGTTATGCTAATTAATACGCCATTTGTATAGTTGAGAGTTTTAGTTGTTATTACACCGTCAACCGTCAATGCAATTGTGTTCAGGGTTCCATCACCGTTATAGCTGAATACTTTAAATTCACCACCATCGTAGTCTATCCGTGTTAAGACATTTGCTGTATAGGTTAGTTCTGGACCAGCTAGTCCTGAAGTTGCACCTGAGGGACCTATTGGACCTATGGGACCTATGGGACCTGTAGGACCTACTAGTCCAATTGGACCTACTAAGCCTCGTGGTCCTTCTACTGTTGAAGCTGCACCAACCTCACCCTCGGGACCCCTGATCCCTTGATCACCGGGATCCCCCTCGGTTCCGTGGTGTCCTCTAGGACCTTCACCACCTATAGGACCTATGGGACCTACGGGTCCTTGAACACCAGTGGGACCTATAGCAGTTGAAGGGGCACCAGTCTCCCCTTGGGGGCCTCGGATACCTATGGGTCCTTGGGACCCTGTATTACCCACAGCACCCCTCGGGAGCCCTAGTGTTAATACACCTGTGTTAGAGTTGTAGTCTGATGTTGCAAGTCCACCTGCAGCTACTGTGCTTGTCGCTGTAGTTAGTGATGTAATATTATCTTCGTTAGCTTGAGCGGATACTGCATTCCCCTCTGATAGAACTCTTTGAGCAGTAGTTAAAACTAGGTTCTCTTGTGAGAGTAATAGGTTAGCTTCGACTTCAGCCGCAGAAAGTAAGATTTCATCTTGGATTGTTTCTGCAGCCCTAAGTGCAGATAGTGCAGTGCTGGCTGAGGTTAGCGCAGATCCATAGGAACCTACAGAGTCATTTGTAAATGAACCACCTTCAGATGGCTTATCTACAAGACCTAACTGTTGTATTCCATTTTGGAAAGCAACTTCAGCTGTTGGCAGTTGTTCCGCAGACTCATCTGGTGTATATCCAATAGGCATTTTAGTTTAACCCCCTTAGAGTAATTGAGAGACTTCGTATGTTTGCACGTTGGAAGCACCTGAGACTTTACGTCTTTTCTCTTCCCTGTTTAATTCAGCAATAGCCATTGATTGTTTATTTAAGTATTTAGCTGCTTGTTCGTCACCACCTAAGTACTCATGTGCATAGTGCAGGGCACCCCAGAGCAACATACGCTCGTTATCATCACGTAACCAGTTGTAAACTTCGTTACCTGTGTAGTATGCAGTAGATCCTATTGGGAACTCAAAGGCACCATAGGCACCTTGTGTAGAAACAGTTGTGTTTCCAGCATCAATGTTATTCTGGTTAACAACATAAGAAGCGTCTAGGTCAAACAACCTTCGATAGTAGTGTAACTCATAGATATCCCCAACCTTAGCTGCTGGATGGAAGACTAAGTTCTGACCTTTACGTGTAAAACTACCGATAGGTTTACTTGTGTCTCTATCAGTGAAAGATATCATGTCCATCTTTTGGTCAAAGACCATAGAATCCCCATTAATATCTATTACCCTAAACATTACAAACTCTGTGATATCTGGTGGTAATTGTAGTTGGGTGTCACCTGCAATTGTGATAGCTGGGTAAGTGTAAGTATACTCCAAAGGAGGAATGCGTAGTTCTCTGTAGCAAGTGTCTGCAGAGTAATCTAAGAAATCAGCTACTAATGTATCAGTTAACACTGAGCTATCCCTATTTGCCCAGTCACGAACTTTAGCAACCAATGCGTTATATAATGGAGTAGACATATAATTTATACCTTCTGTTGTCTGCGAGAATGACCATGAGTTAACAGGTCAGGGTACTCGGAGATTATGATTCGTTTAACTTTGGCAACTAGTGCCTTGTCTGTCATAAACTCAGATGCGTGAATGTCGATCTGATATTTAGTGAGTATGTCGATTGCAACGATATCTGGTATGATTGCAAAGGAACGATAGTGCGACTTCTTCTTAGCGACTTCATATAAGTCTCTAGATTCTTTGGCGTACTCTCGGTATGCGTTAATGTCCTGTGAGAGAACAAACTTACTCTCGTCAGTGGCAACATTAAAGCTGTGTTTGTTATCTTCCTGAGATTGATAGATACTCATGAGATAGTGTCCTCCTTAAAAATAAAGGGGATCCACTAGGGACCCCCAATTTGTTTAGCCTAAAAGACCAACGATTAAGCCACAACCTGATGGGTTACGAACTTCAAGTGAACATTCTTCAACGATCTGTCCAATAGTACTGTCACCAGCTTGACCAACTTCAGTCTCATGTAGAGGACGAAGGGTAGCGATGTTATACCACTGTGGATCATATACAAGAGCCGAGAAGTTAGCAGCGTTAGTTGTTGCACCAGCACCTGTGTTATGTGCAAGACCCATAACGTAGTTAGGTACAATCTTGATAGTACCGAAGTCACTATCATACATCTCAACAGATTGACGTAGCTTACCAGACTCATCGATGTTACGAGTAACGTTAGAGTCAGCAGCTTGCGCCTTAGAAGAGAACTTACGCTTGTTAGATGGAGAAGTCATCATAGTGGTAGCTTTGCCACCTTCCTGATAAATAGACTGCATCATGTCATCAACATTACTAAGCTCAAGAGCAGCCAAGTTAGCATCATCAGCGCCACGAACGATAGTACCACAAGTACCAATACCTGTAGTAGCAGGTACAGTGTAAGCGGCAGCAGCTCCAGCGTTAACGATGTTTACGTTAGTGAATGCCTGATAGCCACCCATAGTACGAGTGCCAGCACCGCTAGAGTCGTTCCAGCTGTGTACCAAGTCATGCTCAACGTCACGGCGTAGTTCAGTACCACGCTTCTTCATCTGGTAAGCATACTCGTCTGCAACGCCAGCTTGATCAACTGCGCGCTTAGAACCAGATACTTCAACAGTCTTAGAGTTGATCTGAGTGTAGTTACCTAAACGTGTACGTAAAGGCTCTGCAGATTGTGCTGCAGCTGTGGTAGTGTAAGAAGAACCTTCGGCAACTTGGTTAGAACCCGGAGCTGCTAATTCATCTGTTTGCCATTCATGTAAGATACCCTTAGATTTGGTCTTACCGATTGAGCTATAAAAAGGAGTTTCATCTCGGGTGATCATTGAAATGAAGTTACTTAGGTCTTCGCGTTCCGAAACGCTTACAGAACTAGTACCTGCTGCGGCCTTAGGGCCACCTGTTGCAAAATTACGTCCAGCCATATTGTTATTCCTTATTTGGAGAGTTTACTTTAAAAAGTTGTTATTAGCGAAACCTCGATAGTTTCTTTAGGAAGTTCATTTGATCTTCTTCTGAACCAGAACCTGACAGAACTTTAGATCTAACTTTAGAACTAGCTTTATCATCCTTGGAGTTCCGAGTAGGCCCTTTCTTGATAGGCGCTGATTTAGCTTTAGGGGTTGCCTTACGCTTAACAGCACCAGTTGTGGCCTTTGTCTTTAGCTTACGATAATCATCGATAAACTTAACAACCGCTGCATCGTTAATGAAAGCCATCATTTCCTGAGGGATACCTTCATCAATTGCAAATTGGTTGATTGCTTCTGCATCTTCTACAAAAGACGGAACGAGTATAGCAATATCTTCGTTAAACTTAGCTGCAAGAATCTCTTGCTGTTGGGAGAACTCTAGTTCTTGTTTCTCTTTCACAGCAGTCGCTATACCTTCACGCTTTTTACGAGCGCCCCAGTAGGCTTCTTGTGCAGTTTCACGTTCATCCTTTAGTTCGGAGAGTTCATAAGTATTCCCTTCTTTACGGGCAGTCTTAATCTTCTCTTCTACAGAATGAAACTCAGCTGCAAGTGTATTCTCTTCTAGTTGAAGTTGTTCTTGCAGTAAGTTAGACATCCCACTTAACTCTTGAAGCTTAGTGCTTTGCTCTGTCTCAAATTCCTTACGTTGTTCGCTAATCTTGTTTCCCTTTTTAGACAGGCTTTGATCAGTTGCATAACCTTTACGGAGTTCTTCAAGCGTCAAGTGTAACTCAACCCCATCGATCTTAACTGGTACTTTATATTCCCAATCAATATCCTCTTCAGAGAGTACGTCAGTGTCTGGGGTAGATTCATCATCATCCTCCTCACCATCTTCTTCTTCTAAAGTGTCATCATCCTGCTCTAGTGTATCGTCTTCCTCTGCATCGTCTGGTACGGGTATGTCCTCTACAGAATCTTCCGGGTCAGCATTGTAATCATCGTCTTCTGGTAGATCATCCTCAAGTCCCAAATGTTTGGCTAAAGGCCCCATTGGTACTGGAATGTCATCAAAACTCTGGTACTGCTGTCCAGCATCAAAACCAGCATCATCTCCAGTAGAGGTAGACGCTGTAGTGTTTTCATTGCTCATAATTTATTATCCCTTTCTTTAGTCCTCAGTTTACTTAGCTTTCTTCTTGGAAGTGACAGGTGCGGCTACCTTAGGTGCTGCTTTTGGCTCCTCCTCAATTCGTGCTTGTACATCTCGAAGTGTTGAAAACAATGCCTGTAGGGTAACGGCATGTAAACGACTCTTCTCATTCCCTTTACCTAGTTCACGGATTAGGGATACTATTGAACGCTGAATATCAAACTCAGCTTTCTTTATTTCTTCTTGCGTATTAGTTGGAATCATTATCTTGTTCCTCATCTTCTATGTGTGATTGATCTATAAACTCTTGGTTAAAACCGTAGGTCTCAATGTTAATCAATCGTTCTTTTACAGAGCCTAAGCCCATAGCTACGTGGTATAAATACTCTCGCTCTTTGTTGCAGTGAGCTTCTGTGTTCAACCACTTTAAAAATAAATCTGAAAGGATGTCGCCATAAGCTTCAGTGAAAAACTCATCCCTTTCCTTCTTGGAAAAGGTAGCCTTAGCTAATGCTGTTTTAGCATCTGCAAAAGGACTAGGACGGTATGCACCATCAGACTGAAGTTGAGGCTTGACCTTCTTGTCAATACCTTGCTTATACTTCTTCATAGTTTAAGTCTCTTGTGTTAATAGTTAATAGTTGGAGCCTTTTTTAAGTTGGGGCCCCAGCAACTAGATATACAGAATCACCTCCTGAAAGTGCTACATCATAGGGCCTTGGGGAGCCATAGGTTGTGCATTAGCGTCTGGTGCAGCTGATTGCTCTTGTGCAACGTTAGTGGTCATAACATTAGTTACGAGTGCTTGTGCTTTAGCATACAGTGCATCGATGTTAGTCTTAGTAGGTAGCGGCTGCTGTTCTTTACCAGCATCCAACGATAACTTCGTCCACTCTTGTTCAGACTTATCTAGGGCAACCATAAGCTGCTTAAGATTATCTTGAATGGCATTCTGTGCTTGTACATTGGTGTAGTCAATATTAGCTTTCTGCAGATCTACAGCTAGCTTCTGTGTCAACTCTTCGAGCTGTGAGGCTTTCGCCTGAGCTTCCTGATCACGTTTTTGACCTTCTTCTGCCTTAGCCTTATATTCCTCAGTGTTGATATCAATTAAGAAATCTAAGGGATCTAACCCAAGGGCATCCAATGCTTGGACTGCAATAGTTGAAGCTGCTGTAGGTGCGACCACAGCGCCTGCCCCAGCATCCCGAAGGGCTGGTAGGATCTGTTGTCCAACTATTTGTAACTTCTGCATAACTGTTTGGTTGCTGGCATCACCAACATCTGCTTCTACTGACATGTACTCTACCTCAGGTAGATCGTCAATACCAACATCTGAATAACGTGCATTACCAGTATACCCACCAACTGTACCACCCTTCATCTCTTTACGCATAGTCCTATACAAACCTTCAAGTAGTTCCCTACCTCCAGTTTCCATAAACCTACGAGCAATGAATTGAATACGCATCTGTGCAGCTGATTGTACTGACGATACCTTAGACTCTGAATTACCAGAAACATAGAGGGCATCGTTAAGACCTTGGGCTGCTTTAGACAGACCAGTGGCTTGTTCTTTGTGACCTTGCAAGAACTGTAACAAGGGTACTGTTCCTGTAGAGATCTGCTCTGGAGGTAACGAGGCAACAGCGCCTTGTGGGTTACCGTTAGATGCAATGATCTGCTTTGGCTTCATGTTCTGCAGTGCAGAGAAGTCAACAACATTGGGGTCAGCGATCTTAGGAGCATAGTTTGTAAGGTAAGTGTTCTCAACGAATCCACGTAAGATAGCTGTAGATGCAAGGGTAGAGGGACGAACCATATCTGACATTGATAGTCCTTCAAGCTCGAAGGGGATTTCAAAGGGAGTAAAGGTAGCAATCTGGATATGATCTGCATCTTCTTCCTGAAGTATAGTATCACCGACACGTACGATGTACTTCAGTTCTGCTACACCATCACCATCACGATCAACATAGGTCCAGCACCTGAGAACTAACGCATCTTGGTTAGCTTCTAACTGGTTGTCATCACCTGCGCCTAGTAACAAAGATGTACCTATAGCAGCCTTACGTGCTAGGGAATCTGTGTTAAGTCCTGCAGAGAAACTCACACTATCTTCAACTGTAGACCAGTCGATAGTATCAGCCACATCAGGCCAACGTTCACGTATTTCAGAACGAGTCATCTCTTCCTCAAACCCTGCAAAGGATGCATCATGTATGCCTGTGGCACCACGAGATACACGCAAGGTTTCTGGGGGAACTGCTGTAACAACTACCTTGTTTTTAACCTTAGTACGCTTTAGTCGTACATCAAGGAAGTTACCTGTTTCTTCGTCTAAGTAGATGTCACCAGTAACAGTGATCTCTGGGTCAGACAATAGAACATCTAAGTTAGTGCTGTCAATCATCTCATACTCTTCAAAAGACACCTTCTCTTCTGCTACGTATGACCATGTTACTGCTGAGAGTTTCCACATTAACGCTGACTTTAGCCATGTGTTCATTACAGACCAGCCACGGTTCTTAGAGAAGAGACAGTGGTTGATTAGTTCTGATGCTGCTGTAGCTCGATGATACGCCAAGGGTGTCTTGTCGTATGCCTTAAACTTAGCCAGTTTGTTATTGTCGAATAGTAATTCTGATAGTACTGAGGAGTAACCTTCAATTGCTTCTACTGTATCCGAGGATACGATGCGAGATACACCCTGAGGCTTTAGGTGGCCTTGGGGTATCATAGCGTATTCATAGGTAGACTTCTGACGTTCATCAGATAGCTCAGAGGTATCTAAGAAACTGGCACTAGACTGTGCAA